CTATACGGGTAACTCATACAAGAAAGGCGACATACATGAAGGTTATAAGATAACTAGATTTATCGATGTAACTATGAATGGTCCTGAACGGTGTGAGGTATGGGGAAAACGTTTACGAGGTGGTATAAAGAAAGCTATTACAAAGAATTAAAAGCACATCATATATAGCTACTCCCCCATGTCATTAAAGATTTATACATATATAAAGAGAGCGTCAGTACTTTCTTCCGTGCGAAATGTTCCAAATATACCAATTTCGAAGGAGGTGGCAAGATGCCGGCCGCAAAAGATCATAAACTGTTAACTGGACACTGGACCAAAGAGCAAAAAGAGAAAAAAATAAAAGATAAAGCTAGCGTTACACCTTCAATAAAATTAAAGGTTCCAGGGATAATAAAAAATAATAGGAATTATTTTAAGAAGTGGAAATTCATAATTAAATTATATAGTGGTACCGAATTATTAAATGCGCTTGATACTGATTTACTTGTTCGATATTGTATCGAAAAATGCAGTCTAGAGATAAATTATTTGATAAGAGATAGTTTTTATAAAAGGTTAGCAAAAGAAGAACTAAGCGTTCTATGTATTGAGGATCTACTCAAAATTGAAATACGCATTGAATCAAAAACTAAAATGCTCAACCAAATGGCACTAGCATTATACATGACGCCAAGAGCGCGAGCAGGGTCAATACCGAATCAACCTGATAAAGAGGCAGTAGATGATAAAGCCGATATGTTCGACTAATATGCACGCATCAGAAAAATACGCAAGAGAAGTAGTTGCCAAGTTACGCGGTGCAATATGTGACCCTGAGTTCAAAGCGTGCCAACGCCAATTAAAAGATTTGGAGCGACAAGGCACAGATGATTTCCCTTATGTGTTTGACGAAAGCAGAGCAAACAGGATTATAGATTGGTTCCAAAAATGTTGCCGCCATCCTCGTGGTGTTTTATCGGGACAACTTATAAAATTAAATTCTTCGCAAATATTTGATTTATCGTGTGTGTTCGGATGGGTTCACAAAGATACTGGGCGGCGAAGATTTAAAAAGGCTTTCAACATGCAAGGTCGTGGCGGTGCCAAGTCAGTAGTATTAGCAGGTATCGCGCTTTACGTTATGTGTGCGGATTGTGTTTATCCACCCGGGCATCCCGAGCAACGAATGTTTGAGTTAAGCCCTGAAGTAGATTGTGTTGCAGTCGATAGGTCGCAGGCCAAAATTGTTTGGGAAGCTGCTGTCACGATGGGCGGTGCAAGTCCTGATATTGAAAAACGCTTAAAGTTTATGAACAATGTAGTAAAACATAAAACGCGCGGCGGAATGTTAAGACCATTGTCCAAAGATACTAAAAATAAAAATGGTGCTGCGCCGTGCCTATATGTAATTGATGAGTACCACGAACATCCAACTTCGCTAATGTATGATATTGGGCAATCATCTATGGGTAAACGAGCCCAATGCTTATTTTATACAATTTCAACAGCTGGGAACAACGCAGAGAATAGTCCTTGTAAAAAAGAATACGGCATTTGTATAAAAATCCTCGATGGTGAAATTATCGCTGAGGATTATTTTGTTATAATTCGCCAGTTGGATAAAGGCGATGACCCACATGATTTTAATAATTTGCCAAAAGCAAATCCAATGTTGCAAGAGCCAACAGATTACTCAGAGATCTTGCTAGAAGAAATCAAGTCCGAGCATGATCTAGCATATAGAAGCGGAGATCCTGCTAAAATTCGTGAATGGCTTATCAAACGTTGCGATTTATGGCAAGAAGGAAGCTCAGACAAATATATGGACGGCTGCATGGATAAGTGGAAATTGCTTTCCGTACCTCGTGATGAATTTACAGAACTCACACAAGGCTTACCGTGTTTGGTTGGTGACGATTTATCTAAGCGAATAGATCTAACAGGCCATGTTTATTTGTTTAAGTTAAGAGATGGAAGGTACGCTTTAAAAGCTCACGGATTTTTACCTGAAACCGCAGTAATAAAACACGAACACGGCGATAGAGTACCTTACAGGTATTGGGCTAAAATGGGATATTGCACAGTCACGGACGGCGAAGTTATTGACTATGATTATTTGATTGAACACGTTCATGAAGAAGAATTTAGCAACCGAATCAAAGTTATAGAATTTGACATAGACGCCGCAATGGCAACACAATACGGCAACACAGTGCAAAAACAAAATTACACAGTAGTTGAAATTGCTCAGAGGATTACCACTTTATCTGAACCGACAAAGACGTTTCGTGAAATGGTTTTATCAGGGCAATTGATACATGAAGAAAATCCGCTATTAGATTGGTGCGTATCTAATGCTTATCAATATAGCGACACAAACGAAAATATTCGATTGAGCAAAAAGAATAAAGACGATTCGCAAAGAATTGATTTACTTGCAGCGGCAATAAACTGTATGGCCAGAATTTGTGCATTTGATGATTTACCGCAGGATATATCAGATAAAATTTTATCCGGGGATTTCGGATTTTAAGGAGGAACAAATGTTTAAATTTTGTATTCATAAGTGGGTAATACTTGCCGAAAATGATAAATGGGTTATAGAGAAATGCTTGGTTTGTGGGATAAAAAGAAATAGAGAAAAATTTTATGGAGGGTATCAACCTCTTCCACCGATAAAGGAGAAATAATGAAATACATAAAACTTATACTGCCACATCTGGACGACATATTTATAATATATGGTCTTATTTCAGTTGTTGTTGCTTCATACCTAATCAATGCAATTCTAGGAACTTACATTCTCGGAGTTGCATTTTTTATACTTGCATTCATCACGGGTAAAGCGTTGCAAAATCCAATGATACAACAGGTAATTGAAAAATTTCTAAAGAGGAGGTAACCAAATGTTGGAGATACAAGAAGAAATAGTGATAAAGGATAATAATTTCTTTAAAAGACGCGGACGTTTTAAAATATCTTGGGACCTGATACATCAATCCCCTGGCTTTATGTTAGCTATTTTATCAAATGTTGTAGTTGTAAGAACTGAAAATGATTTTATGACTAATGTAGAATTTGGGGGTGACGATACTTGATTTTCTCATCGATATTAGCTCGTATGCCCCCGGGCCTCTCTCCTGTTTATCAATATGGAGACATATGGGGCGGATGGAGTTCATCGGCGGGTAAAACAGTAACAGTAGAAACCGCAAAGAATGTGGCTACTGCTTACAGGTGCATAAATGTGTTATCTGATGATGTGGCCAAAATACCACTACAAACATTCAGGAGCGCTAAGAGGTTTGAAATCGATCGCGTTATGCCTGATGCTGAAAAACAAAATATTTCATGGCTACTTGAAGTTAGTCCAAACCGCTATATGTCACCATTTATTTTTAAAAAGGCATTGATGCAGTGGCTACTTGGATGGGGAAATGCTTTTATTTGGAAGCCTATAGCAACAGGAAGCTTCCGCAATGAAATATTTGTACTTCGTGGTGATAGCACAATGCCATATTACGACGATGGCGGTAACCTTTGGTACCGGACTGTATTCAACAATGGCGAAATTGCATATTTACCGGACGTAGAAATAGTACCGCTACTAATTAACAGCCTTGACGGGATTTATGGGCGATCAGTAATTGAATACGCACGTGAAAGTATTGGCAGACAACTTGGAGCTTACGAAACTCAGGGCAAAATGTACGCCCAAGGTCTTAATCCTGGGGGAATATTGTGGATTAATGGTGAAGCAAACGGTGAAGCAAGAGATGTTATAAGAACCGAATTTGAGAAGAGAATGGCGGGAAGCCAAAACGCTTATAAGCTTGCAATTATGGACAATAAGGTGAATAAGTTTGAGCCGCTCACTATGGCACCAAAAGATGTACAGTTTTTACAAGGTATAAATGCAACTGATGTTGAGATTTGCAATTTTTATGGGGTACCACTAAACAAAGTCAATCAAGGCAAACAGTCTTATGCTTCAAATGAGCAAAATAATCTAGATTACTTATCCGCAACACTAGATCCTTATCTAGTACAAATAGAACAGGGTGGGTCAACTAAATGGATAACTTACAATCAGCAAGGGATAATGTATTTTCGTTTCTATCGCAAAGCGTTATTACAAATTGATGCTGCAGCTAGAGCCGATGTAAATACTAAAAGTATAGGAATGGGAGTACTTAATCCAAATGAAGCAAGAGAAGATGAAGACATGAGCGGTTATGAACAGGGTGGTAAGTTCTGGATGAGTAGAAACTACTCTCCGGTAGATAACGCATATTTTAATAACCAAGGAGGTGGAGACAATCAACAAAATCAAAGCACAACAGGGTCAGAAGGCAGCACAGCTTAAATCCGCAGGACAGGCAACTACAGAAGATTTAGCGTTAATTAATAATTACGCATTAAATCCTCTGACAATAGAGCAAGTTTATACAACAAAACTTTCACTTTGTGATAACGAAATCGACCGTCAATATGATTTATTTACACCAAATGCGCTTAAAAAGTTAGCAGAGTTGTACATTGGAAAAACGGTAATGTTCAATCACTCATGGAATGCAAAAGACCAGACTGCAAGAATTTATAAGGCTGATGTTGAGCTAGTCAATGGTCAAATGACTGAGGATGGCCGACCGTATATGAGACTGGTTGCAATGGCATACATGCTAAATCTTCCGTGTAACGAAGATATCATTGCTTCAATTAATGGCGGAATACTGAAAGAAGGCAGCGTTTCTTTTAGAAACAATACAGATACTTGTAGTGTTTGTGGGTGCGGTTATTATTCGGGCGAATGTCCTCATTACAAGGGCAGAAAATATACAACAAACGGAGTAGAAATGCTCTGTTATACATTACTCGATGATATAACAGACGTATTTGAATTTTCGTTTGTTGCAGTGCCAGCACAGCCAAAAGCAGGAGTTACAAAAGGATTCAAAGATGGTCGTGCGTTATCAGCCGAAACAAAAAAGAAATTGAAAGCAGCACGTGAATTACGAGTACAAGCCATGGATTGTGAAAATCAAGCAAGAGTAATTGAAGATGAGCTTGTCGGACAATGGGAAGATGAAGAAGAGACAGAGATTGAAATTGAAATTGAAGTAGAGACAGACGAAGACAAAGCCTTTAAGGCGCAAATAAAATTATACGGAGGAAATTAAAATGAATTTAAAGAAGTTTTACGATGCAGCAGTTGAAGCAGAAACAAACAAAAAAGCAAAAGCTGTAGAAATTCACAAGTTATTTGACGAAGGAAAGACCGTTGAAGGCTTGGCAATGAAAAAGGATTTAGATGATTTAACAAAGAAAGCAAATGACGCAAACGAGATGTACATATCGATGCGAGACGCATCAAAGGGAATAGATCCTGCAACAAAGTTTGTACCTGCAACAGATCGGGAGAAGGCTGAAGAAATGAAAGATGCCGGTATTTTGAAGTCTAATGAATATGTAGGCGCTTTCTTCAAAGCTCTGGCTACAAACGCTACTCCAATGGATTATAAAAAGATGGGTACTCCTGAGAATATGCAGATACTTATGAAAGCTCTTACAGAAACCGGTGGCGTTCCTGCAGGCTCCGAGGGTGGATTCCTTCTTCCCACTGAGTTCAATAACATGATAGTTGAAAGACAGCGTCAGTTCCTGGATCTTTCACAATATGTCAATGTTGAGAATGTTCAGGCATTCAGCGGATGGCGTGCTGTTGAGAAAGCAACTGCATCACTGCCATTTGCTACGTTCGCCAATAATGTACCTGTACCAGCTGCCGAAGAGCCTAAATTTATCCGCGTTGATTATCAGATTAAGGATTACGGTGGATTCCTGCCAGTTGGCAACGATTTACTCCAAGACACTCCTGCAAATATTATGGCTTATTTATCAAAATGGTTCGGTAAGAAAGTTGTGTTGACTAATAACAGCCTCATCCTTGTTATCCTTAATGCACTGACTGCAATTCCAGCAGATGCGACAACTACAAAGAACGCACTCGATACCATCAAACACGTACTGAATGTAGTACTTGACCCTGATATCTCAGTTAATGCAACAGTATTTGTGAACCAAGACGGATTTGACTTCCTTGATCAGCTCAAAGACGATTTAAAACGTCCGTTGCTGCAACCCGATCCGACCAGTGCCACTAAGTACTTGGTCAAAGGTCGCCCAGTTGCATTTATGGCTAACCGTCTGCTACCTTCAACGATCGTGGAGACTGTAGCTCACACCAAGATCATTGTTGGAAATGCAACAGCAGCTATGACCTTGTT